CCTCATCCATATTGTTAGCATCAGGGTCTGGATAAAAGTTCCAAATAGAAACATTAGAAGTTTGTGGTACAGTCTTAAACAAGGGGGTGTAGTTACCCTCCTCATCCCAATTAGGGTATTCCTTATCGACAGCAAAAGGTCCTTTCATAATACCTGTACCAAATAAAGCTGCTTCAAAAGCTGCTGAACGCAGCTGCTTCTTAGCATTTGACTCTTCTAATTGGTCATGTATTTTCTTTTCCATCTTCTTTGCTGCAACCATTGCAGGATGAAGATTAACAGAACTAGGACTGCTTGCAGGTTCAAACTTAATATCTTCTTCAATAGGCTTAAGGTCTTCTGCAAGAGGTCCTACTCTTGCCATAAACTCTGGGTATGTTTCCCCTGCCTTAAGTTCTGGCATTCCTTGGGAAGGTTCTTCTTGCCCCTCTATAGCCTTCTTAAGTTCAGGGTTAGTCTCAAAGCTAACTGTGTCTTCTACTCCATCAGGAAGTATTGTGGGATTAATACTGAGTGGAAATTTATTACCGCCAAAAAGAACTTCTACCAGTTGTCCGTAAGCAGCAAGAACTTTAGTCTTAGTAACCTTTACAAATACTTTAGACTTTTCAGTAGAAGTAAACTGTACTTCAGGGCTGTATAAACCTCTATAGTTTCTGTAGGCTTGTATCCATCGTTCCTCATCTCCTCGTCTAGCAGTCTCAGCCTTTGTATACTTACCTTTTACAAAACTAATAATCTCTCCAACAGGAGTATCTATATAAGAACCTTCAGTTATATCTTCAACAGCTAATGCCTGTTCAGAATCTGGAGTAATTTCTTCTGCCATTATTTATCCTTAATATCCAAATGTTGCGTCAGCAGCTTGAAATCCAGAGCGTTGTGCATCTGGATTATAATCAAATAAACTACTTCGTGGTCTTGTCATAACTCCGTATCGGAGTGCGTCATAGAGATGGTCTTCAGCGTGTGTGTCTACATCCTCAGGGTTATTCTTATCAAGAGGTAGAGCAGGAACTTGAGAGATAAGGTTCGTACAGTTGTTAAAGAAAACCATTCTTGGTTCTTCCGTAAACTCGTCTATCTGTAGTCTTCTGTGTATCTCGTTTTTACCTGCGACCCTTGAGCCTTTACTTCTGTCTGAGGGTCTCCAACGACACCCCCTGACTATCATTTGCTCTGCCAAAGATGGACCAGTATCCCCACGTTTGTGCCAAAGGCTACTGTCCAACACCCCATACCGAATAGTTCCATCGCCATCTTCTGCCTCCAATACCATGTCTGCTAAATCTGTAGCTAATACTTTTGATACGTACAGTTCTCTGTAGACTACGAGTTGTTCCGATGGAGCGACTGCAATCCAGACAACACCTGTATGACTACCATACCCATAATCACATGCACGAAACTTAGCCCAACTGTTAGGGATACTATAGGGTTCGACAACATGCACTTGTCTGTTCCACTCTGGGAAGGCTGCTCCCTCGTTGACATCCCAATTTCCTTCCAGTAACTGTTTACGTTGATACTCAGGCAGAGAAAGTAGGTTTGCTTCATACATTCCATCTTCTGCCAAGTATGGATTATCAAATAATGTTGCAGGAATAAACCGTCTTTTAAATAGAGGTTCACCCTCTTTGCTGTGACCCCTTGGCATCTTCAAGACTTCACCTGTCTCTATGTCCGTAGCCCAGAACGATGTTCCATGTGGAGCAGGGTCTATAAACATTTTCTTAACCCACTGATGTCCTGCACCTCCGGGGTTAGTAGTAGCTCTCTGGTATAACTCTAAGCCACTTCCTTTTGCAGTACGTAGTCGAGAACGCATATAGTCAAACGGATAAGGACTTGCCCACTGTGTTAACTCGTCAAAGCCTATCCAACTAAATGCCTGTCCTTGGTATCGTGTAACGTCATCATCACGGTCAAGGTAGGATAACCAGAGTGTTGCACCTGACGGAGCTACCCAAGTTTTGTCTCTTTCCATAAACCTTATATTAGGTATTGCTTCTGGATAGAGTTGTTTGGAGACAGAGATAAGTTCCCTAAGTTCCTCCGTTGTTCGTCTTATAAGCAACCCACGAAACTGTGGATTGTTTAAGTATCGTACAGGGTCTGCAAGCATTGCATAAGACTTACCGCCTCCTGCACTTCCTCCGTATAATACTTCTCGTTCATTAGAAGAAAGGAACTCTGTCTGTGGTCCTTTATTAGGTTGGAAGATAACATGCTGTGCTTCTTCTACTTCTATCGGTTCTGGCTTAGGCTGCGGATAAACCTTCTGTTTTTCCACCAATTCTTTCTTCAAGTCTTTCGGCTTTTTGTAACGCTTCTTTGTACCTTTCGGCAAGGTAGCGTTGATTTGAAGCTTGTCTTTTACGCTTTTGTTCAAGTTTTACTCTTTTCATTAGACCTACGTGGGATATGTATCTGCCTGATTGTTCGCTTAACCAGTTCGCTACATCTCTGTAACTATACTGCTTTAGATACTTCTTGGCTCTTTCTAATAGTTCAAGCTCATCTACAATCGGTTGTAGTATATCTAAGTCAGTAGGGTCTTGCTCATAACCAAAGGGTACGGTTCTACCTATTCTCACTACAGGTTGCCAGTTAAAACCATCCTCGGTCTCTTCTGGTACTGGGAGTTTCCAATCTTTACTAGTCTTCATCTTTCTTTGGTGGTAGGATAAACAGAGGACTTGCTGCAGTCACTTCTACCTTGTCAGTCTTGGTAAAACCACTGCGGTCTAGGATGTCCTTTGCTGCTACCATCTTCTCCTTATTGCCTAAATCTGTTGGACTGTGCATAACTTCATACATTGAGTATGCTGCTTTTGCAGCAGAAGACGCTAAAAACTTTCGTGTCAGGTCTGATATTCGCTCCTGAAGCGGAGCAGTCACTGTAGAAGTAGCGACATTATCACTGTACCCTGCCATCTTCTTAGCAGTTATAAAGTTGCCTCCTGCCTCTTCAAAGAGGACATCAAGAAACTTCTGCTGCTTATCTGTTAGTTCTCTTGTCATTTAATACTTCCTGTCTAGTTCCTTCTGGATAAACCTTACCTCTGTTTCCAGAATACTTATTCTTCTGAGAACATCGTTCCTGTCTCCAATGCCCACAGCCATATGATTTCCTAGAGTCTTTACATCGGAATCAATAGTGCTGATACTTGTAGCATTAGCATCAACATCCCTCTTTAAGTTTACTGACTCTTCAATAGCCATCGTGCTGCTTAGTTCTGCGACAGTAGAAGTAAGGTCTTTAATCGTAGCATCAGTCTGTGCTACATACCACACTGCTGCAGAAATTTGTGCTGCAAGAGTTACGGCAAGTCCTATAGAAAGTTTAACATCCATTAACATCTCCACCGTCTTCTAGCTTGTCTTAAACGACTATTAGGGTCTTTAGCTGCTTTAGGAAACTTCTTCATTTGTCCTGCACTTCTAGCACAATAAGACTTCCTTCTTGCTGCTCTTTTCCCAGTAGGTTTCTTCTCTGTTACTGCAGTCTTAAGACTACCGCCTGTTCTTCTATTATATTTCGCAACACCCTTCTTTGTCATACCTGCACCAGACTTTGTGGAGCGTTTATCTCCACTCTTTACAGACATGCCTTTCATAGCTTTTTTGTGTTTGCGTTCTGCCATTGTTATTTTTTCTTAGCCATTCCACCATAAAACATTCCTGTTTTACGATAGTCTTTATTATTTTTTCTTAGCAAACCCCCACGATTCTTTTTTATTTTATCTGCTAACTCAGGTCTAGGGTGAGACTCAAAAATAGAAAATGGCTCATCTCTCATTGTTCCACCTGCTTTTGCTAAAGGTGTGATGGTCGATTTTATTTGTTTCTTATATCTTTTTCTTAATCCTTTATTTTTTAATTCAAAAAGACTCTTTGAATTTTTTCTTTCTTTTTTCTCAGATATAGTTTCTCCTACTGTTGAAGGTAGATTATTAAATTGTTTTATTAAATTTTCTGGGGCTTTCTCTACAAATACGGAAGTGCCTGAAGTTATATATTTTCGGTCAAATCTATCTCTTAACTGACTATAAATTCTATTTGCACTTTTAATACGAGATTTTTCTTCTTTATCTGCATTTTCACTAACGTATAAATATTTACTATTTAACGCTTTCATTTCAGATAACAACTTAGAAGGACCTCTTGAATCAGATTTAGTCCTTATTATTTTCATAACTTGTTTTCTTCTTTCTTTTGGCACTCTTTTCCGTACCTTTTTCTTCTCTTCTTCCTCTTTTTTATCATCTTTTGCCATTGTTCTCTCCTAAGTCAACTCAAAATGTGGTCCGTCTATAAAGGGTCTTCTGCCTTGACTTCTTCGCAAATCTATGTAGGCATTCATGGCTTCTTCCATCGTGC